AGAGCCTAAGGAGTTAAAATTTAAAAATGCATTACCTAAATTAAAAGTATCTAAAAAAGATTTATCAATGGCAGAAGACGTTATAGATTATCTTAAAGGATTAAGTTTTAAAGCAATAGAAAGAAAACTTACAGATTTCGAAAGCAATGTTTTAAATTTAGTTAATTCAGAATTTATAGATAAAACACAATTAGGTATTACTTCTAGTCTACCTAAAGTATATTTTAATAAGATAGAGCAGGATGCTTGGACAGATAGAGAATTAGAATTATCTAGAACTAGTCAAACTGTAGGCACATTACACGAACGAGGTAATTTTGAAGCAACTATTGAATTTGTAAGATACATACCTAGAACTATGAGTTACTTGATAACATGTAGTGTTAAGGAACAACATATTTTAAAATTTTTCTATTCCAAAAATATTAATTTAGGTGATACTATCAATTTAGATGGTTATGTTAAATCACATAACAAAGGTAGATATCATAACGGTATGGAAACTGTACTTAATAGAATTAAAATATTAAGTTAATAATAACCTCCCTGTAGCTCAATTGGATAGAGCAACGGCCTTCTAAGCCGTAGGTTGTAGGTTCGAGCCCTTCCGGGGAGGCCAAACTTTGATAAATACTACTACAACGGTAGGAGTATCACATGACAGAAGAATTAAAAACGACACACCATCCTGCTGATACAAACGGAGATGGTAAAGTGTCCAAAGCAGAAGAGGCTATGTACCTCGAATTTAAACGTAAAGAATTAGAAGACGCAGATGCAATGCGTGACGCACAAAGAAAAATGACTTGGTTCGCATTAGGCGGTTTATTGTTATATCCTTTTGCAGTTGTAATTGCAATGTTGGCTGGACTAGATAGTGCAGGTAAAATACTAGGCGATATGGCCGCTACATACTTTGTAGCAGTAGCAGGTATTGTAGCCGCATTCTTTGGCTCTCAAGCATACGCAAAAGGTAAGTAAACATAATGTTTATTAAACACTTTGTACGAATGTTGACACGAGAAGAACTATCTGATGAGGATGTTATCGTGTATTTTGATGTTGTACAAAGTGTTGTACCAACAAAACTACTGACTGCTTATGATGAAGAAAAAGCAAAGGTAGGAATTGAGGTCATGGCATATACCAGTGAGGATGATAATGGTGATATGTGGATATATGAAATCATTTTAGAAGAAGCAATAGGTTCTGAAGAAGGCGATGAAATATCAGAAGAACTATTTAAAGAATTTGACGATATACAGTTTACATTTGAAGCATCTGTAGAAGTGTAATGCTAGTAGAAGTACACCACACTGGTGAACAATTTCAAGCCTTTGACTCCAAAGGTAATATAATAACCAATAGAGAAATATTAGAAGCAATATCTTTCGAAAACTTCCCCGGATTTAAATCTGTATTTACATTAGAGATAGAACTTGACAATACCAGGAAACCTGTTATAATGCAAGAACTAGACGTAAATATAAACATAGAATTGAGGTAGAAAGAATGGCATTTAACAAAACATTTAATCAAGAAGAAGTCGCAAGACTTAAAAAATTAATAACTGAGGGCGACCAAGTCCTCTACGAAGTAGACGCATTAAATACAGGACTTCGCGAAACAGTTAAAGCAATAGCAGAAGAGATGGACCTTAAACCAGGTGTATTAATGAAGGCTGTAAAAGTTGCTCACAAAGCCAAATTCCAAGATGAGTTTGATAAGTTTGATGAACTTGAAACTATCTTAGAAACAGTAGGCAAAACACTATAAAACAATTGACAAGACAGTCGTAATGTTGTATAATAACATTATGATTAAGGCAAGATATCTATGAGTTATGTAGACGCATTTTATGAATCTGGTAAAGATGTAGTTACCGTTGTAGAGCGTGTGGATGGCAAACGTATAATTAAAGATCTAAAGCCTGAACACAATTTTTATTATGGTGACCCAAACGGTAAACATAAGAGTATCTTTGGTGATAATGTAACTGAAGTACGTTGCAATAGCCAAAAAGACTTTAAAAAGAATCTCGGTATATGTAAGCACAACGGCTTGTATGAAAGTGATATACGTCCTGTACAGAAGGTCCTAGAGCGAGATTATTTAAACATAGACCCGCCTAAATTACAAACAGCATTTTTTGATATAGAGGTAGACTTTGATCCTACTAGAGGATATAGTAGCCCAGAAGATGCTTTCTCCCCTATTACATCTATTGGTGTATATTTACAATGGATGGATGCTATGATTTGTTTAGCAGTTCCTCCTAAGACATTGACATGGGAACAAGCACATGAAGTAGCAGGTCCTTTATCAGAAGTCAAATTATTTAGAACAGAAAAGGAAATGCTAGATGTGTTCTTAAATGTAATAGAAGATGCAGATGTATTAAGTGGTTGGAACAGTGAATCATATGATATACCCTATACTATTAATAGAATTATTAGGACTATGGGTAAGTCAGAAACAAGACGTATGTGTTTACTTAAAAAACTTCCTAAAGAAAGGAAGTTTGTACAATATGGTAAAGAAACACAAAGTTTTGATTTAGTAGGTCGTGTACACTTAGACTATCTAGAACTATATAGAAAGTATAACTATGAAGAACGACATAGTTATAGGTTAGACTATATCGGTGAGATGGAAGTTGGTGAAAAGAAGGTTGTGTATGAAGGAAGTTTAGATAGACTTTATAATCATGACTTCTTAAAGTTTTTAGAATATAACATACAAGATGTCATGCTGTTAGACAAAATGGATAAGAAGTTACAATTTATTGACTTAGCAAATATTATATCACATGAAAATACTGTATTACTTCCTGTAACAATGGGTGCTGTAGCAACTACAGAACAAGCAATTATTAATGAAGCACACAGACGTGGCATGGTTGTTCCTGATAAAATAAGAGGAGAACGTGAGCGTGATACTGCGGCTGGTGCCTTTGTTGCTTCCCCAAAGAAAGGATATCATGAATGGATAGGTAGTATGGATTTAAACAGTCTATATCCTAGTGTATTTAGAGCATTGAATATGGCTCCTGAAACTATTGTTGGACAGTTACGTTTAGACTATACTGATGAAGAGATTGCCAATGCACAAAAATTAGAGAAAAGAAGTTTTGCAGATGCTTGGCACGGCAAGTTTGCTACTAACGAATTTGAGTTTGTGAATAATAAAGATGTAGACCATGTTATGGATTTGGATATGGAAGATGGTTCAACACATAAAGTTACTGGTGCTGATGTTTACAATTTAGTTTTTAATAGCGGACAACCCTGGAACATAAGTGCTAATGGAACATTGTTTAAAACAGATGTACAAGGTGTTGTGCCTGGCCTATTAGAACGTTGGTATTCAGAAAGACAAGAGTTACAGGCTAAGAAAAAATCAGCAACAACTGATGCAGAGAAGGCCTTTTTTGATAAAAGGCAGTTAGTTAAAAAGATTATTCTTAATAGTTTATATGGTGCAATACTTAATCCAGGGTGTAGGTTCTATGATAAACGCATAGGACAATCAACAACACTTACTGGTAGAAGCATCACAAAGCATATGGCATGTGAGACAAACAGAATGCTTACAGGTGAATATGACTATGAAGGAGACTGCATAGTGTATGGTGATACTGACTCTGTATACTTTAGTGCTGTTCCGGCCTTGCCAGAAGGTGAAGAACTGAATATGGATAGTGCTATAAAATTATATGATCATATATCAGATACTGTTAGTGATACGTTCCCACAGTATTTGAAAGACACATTTAATGTTCCTTTAGATAAAGGTGCTGTGATGATTGCTGGTAGAGAAGTAGTCGGTAAGTCAGGTTTGTTCTTAACTAAGAAAAGGTATGCTATACTTTGTTTAGACATAGAAGGATATCAACCAGAAGGCGGCAAACTAAAAGCAATGGGATTAGAAATTAAACGTTCTGATACTCCTGAATTTATACAAGACTTTTTAGAAGAAATATTATCTGATTGTTTGAATGGTAAAACTGAAGATGATGTTATTAGTAAAATTATGGAATTTAAAGAGTATTTTAAAAATTTGCCTGCTTGGGAGAAAGGTACTCCCAAGAGAGCAAACAACGTAACTATGTACACACAAAAGATGAACGCTCAGGCAAGAGTTGCTAGTAGTCACAGTCTACATAAGTTAGAAGCATTAGAAAACGAAGGCAAGAAGTCAATGATTCCTGGACATGTCAGAGCTAGTGTAAACTGGAACAACTTAAAACAAGCAAACAGTGATGCATATAGTTTACCTGTAACTGATAGTATGAAGGTTATTGTATGTAAACTTAAAAACAATCCAATGGGTTATACTAGTGTAGCCTATCCAACAGATGAACTCAACCTACCCAAGTGGTTTAAAGAGTTACCTTTTGATGAGGAACTAATGGAAGAAACAATTTTAGATAAAAAGATAAAGAATGTAATAGGTCCTATGGGATTTGACTTAGATAAAACAACACAAAGTAAAACGTTATCTACGTTTTTTGAATTTTAATCTAAAAAAAAGGTGAAAAAGCAATTGACTTTTCTAAATAGTAATGTATAATAAATTATATCGCGGAGAATAATTATGGCAATAAAAGATGTATTTAAAGATGTTCTAAAACATACACATGGTTTAGGTATTTTTGAAATGGTAAAAATAACCGGAGAAGTTGATAAAACTATTGTAGAGACTGTTGACGCAGACAAAACAGTAATTTTTAAAGGTGAGACCTTACAACCTGTTCCAGATTTTGTAGACTCAACTGTTGGATTAAGCAGAATGGGTGTACTACAAGGATACTTACAATATCCAGGCTTTGATGATGCAGATGCTACAGTTGATGTAGTAACACAAGAACGCAACGGCGACGAGGTCCCTGTTGAAGTATCATTT